GGCGTAAATAGTTTTTTGGAGCTGATGGAAAAGGAGGACTAATGGCTGGCACAATCGAAAATGACTATGAGTTAAATAGTAACTCAGCTATGGCAGCACTAACAAGGGTTTCATTATTAAGTGGTAATTCTAAACAGCTTGAATTGAAAAAGTACCCAGGGCTTAAGGTATATTTAAAAGCTGCATATGACCCATACACAATGTATTACATGACATCAAAGCAACTTATCCATTCTTTTAACGGGGGCCGGTCAGGGGTATTCTCAGCTGACACATGGGAGATGTTAAAAAATCTATCCCAAAGAAACCTCAGTGGAGCAGATGCAATTAATGCAGCTAAAAGGGAATTGGCTAGATTGTCTGATGATTCTAGGATACTGCTGTTGATGATCTTGGATAAGGACTTGAGAATTGGTCTGGCTGCAAAGTCAATCAACAAGGTATTCAAGGGCTTAATACCTACAAATGATGTCATGCTCGCCAAGTTATTTGAGGAGGGCCGGGTAAGATTTCCGTGTTACGCATCTCCAAAAATTGACGGAGTGCGGGGCACCAAAAGAGGTACTAAAATTTTATCCCGCAATGGTATGGAGTACCTCGGCCTTGGCCACATCTTGGAAGAGATCAATGCTCTTAATTATGAACTTGATGGTGAATTGACAATTCCTGGACTGTCTTTTCAGAAGTCGTCAGGACTCATACGGAATGATTCACCTACTCCTAATGCAGTCTTCAACGTTTTTGATATTCCAGATCTTGAGGTTCCTTTTAAAGATAGACTATCAATAATCAAAGACTTGGCTGCGTTGTGCCCTTCGGTAAATTATGTACCACACAGAATAGTGAACTCACAAGATGAGCTTATGAAGTACTACGCACTGTGCAGGACGAAGGGGTATGAAGGGGCTGTAGTAAAACCAATAGATTATGAGTATGTTGGTACAAGATCGTATTCTTGGATGAAACTAAAGCCCAGGGAAACCGTTGATTTACGTGTAACAGGGGTATATGAGGGAACAGGTAAGTACATAAATATGCTCGGCGGAGTCTACGTCAACTACAATGAACAGTCAAATAAAGTTGGAAGTGGCTTTTCTGATAAAGAAAGGTCTGACTTTTGGGAGGCCCCTTCTATGATCGTGGGTAAAGTTATAGAAGTTGACTTTATGGAAGAGACAACTGATGGCAACATGAGGCATGCTTCTTTTCTGGGTATACGGGAGGATAAAAGCTAATGGGCATTTTAATGTTTTTCATGTACTTAGGTATGACCATTCTAGCGATAATTGCTTTAATTGGTGCAATTAGGCTAGTACTGTTGGCGGCTGATTTTATAGTTGATACCCTATTTTATATATTCAAAACCATACGGAAAGGATAAGATCTAATGGAATCGGCATTTAATAAGATAAGAGCAAGCTTTTTAACGGAGTCCGAGGTTGCAGCATTGCTGAATGTGGATGGTTCTCGTATCAGAGACCTGCGCAGTCATCATGTTACTGGGAAACTGAGGTTCATTGACCACATTAAACCCACAACCAAATGTGTGTTATATCGGTATGAAGATGTATTGGCGTACATGGACGCTCAGGACATTTGTTCCTTTGGTGTAAATAAAAATGGTTTGGACGAGGACGAGGAGTAGTCTCAGACATTTCGTTAAAAAGACATTAAAAGGCCCTTTAGGTTAGTATTAACCCTCTGTAACGACTAAAAACGTTAAATTTAAGAGGGCTAATACTAACCTATATGTTTTTCTCAAACGATAATACTGAGCACGATAGATCATTCAAAACGACTTAGGAGTATATGGAAACCATAAATAGATTAGCCCACGACTACCAAAAGAAAGCTATAAGATTTGGTCTAGTCAACAAATCGGTGTATTATGCACTTGACTTGGGGATGGGCAAAACACTAGTAGCATTAGCGCTTATTAGACTTACTAAACAACCAGCAATAGTCTGGGCTCCATTGAAGCCAATATATAACACATGGCCAGAGGAGATTGAAAAATGGGCTCCAGGCCTCACCTATGATATAATTCACGGCCCTGATAAAGCGTACACATTACAGCATTCAACTGCTGACGTATGGTTGATAAACTATGATGCCGTGAAATGGTTCTCTGAGAATTACATGAGACTGCGCCCTAAGTGGGAAAGGAGAATGCTTGTGTTAGACGAGTCTTCCATGCTAAAAGATTCATCTAGGATGCGGTTTAAGACTTTGAAAAAGCTACGAGCTCTTTGGACTGATTACAAAATATGTTTGTCAGCTACTCCTGCACCAAATGGGTATCATGAGTTGTGGCCTCAATATTTCATGCTTGATGCTGGTAAGTTATTAGAACCGACGTACGGAGCGTATAGGTCCAAATATTTCATTTACAGTGGGCCCCCGATATATAAAACAGTTCCTAAATTTGGAGCCGGCGCAGCTATCACACGTATTATAAAACCTAATACTTATAGACTAGAGGCTTCTGATTACTTAAAAATGCCTGATATAATATACAATAATGTATCAGTCACTTTACCCCCTGAGTTAATATTAACGTATAAAAAACTTAAGGACGAGTTCTTACTGAGGTTCGATGATCGTGTAGCATCGTCTACAAGTGCGGCAGCAATAGGTATGAAACTACGACAGTTCGTACAAGGAGCTTTGTATATAGATGATGCCAAAGGAGGGTACGAAGAAATTCATACTCTCAAAGTAGAAGCTCTAAAAGAGTTGCTTGAAACGTCGGCAGGGCAGCCTATCCTATGCCCAGTGCAGTTCAAATTTGAAGTCAAAATGATTCATAAGTACATTGATAAAGATATACCGGTGATTGCAGGTGGAGTGTCCAACACAACGGCGACTGATTTAATCAGAAGTTGGAACAAGGGGAACCTACCGTTACTTCTATGCCATCCAGCCAGTATTGGTCACGGTACAAATCTACAAGCTGGAGGGCATATACTTCTTTGGTACTGTTTAACGTGGAGTTTAGAACTTTACAAGCAGTTGAATGGTCGGCTATATCGACAAGGTCAAGCCCATCATTCTGTTACAGTAAATCATTTAACAGTGAAAGGAACAATAGATGAACAAGTAGCTAAGGCTTTATCAGTGAAAGATGCTACACAGAACTCATTATTAACAGCTTTAAAACGCTAACAAAAGGAGAACAAAATGGAAGACTATTACAAAAGAAAATGTGCAAATTGTGGTCATACATATGGATCACACCATGGTGGATCGTCACCATGGCCTCGTGATTACTGCCCTGGTCATGAGGGCCAAATGGATTGGGAAAACGGACCAGGGACCTGTTTTAAGCTCTCAATGACGTGCATTTGTACAGGTTATACCAACCATAATCCTGATCCAGTTCCAAATCCGGACTGCCCAATACACAGGAATATGTTTCGGTAATGTGATTGTGCTGCAGACTCTATAGTCTGCAGCACAAAGTTACGCAACATCAGTATCAGTATCAATAATTACTGTAACCCCAGCTGATGCCTCATCCCCAACAATGTATGGCTTATACAATTCTTGGGACTTATCAAAATATTTGATTCTGCTGTCAAAAGCGTCTGAAGCTTTCACATCAAACATAATTCTGGACGATGCTCCATTGCACCTCACTTTAGCAATATCATTCTGTGCTGTAGGCACAAAAGAGATACTGTTTAATATAAGCCCGTGAGGAAATAGAGTAGTACTGTTCCAAGCGGTCGATCCATCCAACACAATGTTTACTCCTCCAACACCAGATGTTATCGTGTTTGCCATTTTTTTCTTCTCCTTACTGCTAAGCAGCAGTATCTCCTTGAATTCTTATTGTAAAGTTAACTCCAGTAGCCGCAGCAGCCGATGCGCCAATTACTCTTTTAATCCACACGTAAACGATTTCACCGACGCCTAAGTTCGCATCATGAGCATTGATGTTAAGGGCAACACCACCGGCAAAGTCTGTTCCAGTTGACCAGTTACTTACGTTGCCTGAGTTAACCGTCGGAGCAGTTCCTTCATTTGCTACAGCCGCCTGAGCAGTTCCATCAGTCTCATCACCAGCAGCAGGCACTTCAACTGCAAATGACAGTGTGTTTCCTGCTCCAATGTTAGCATCTTGCATGAAGATCTTAGCCGTCGTAAGTTCTAATGATCCATGAGTATTCTTTAAGCAAATACACCTATACTCAGTATCACCAGCTCCAGACTCCACTCCACTCACGTCATCAAACAGATTATTATCAGTGTCATCTGTTACTTCAGTGGAAGACCTAAACGCACCCAAAGAAGCATTAGGATCTGCTTGTGCCCCGCCATCTGATCCTGCTCCAGTCAAGTATTTCTTAATATCACTTGCTACGATAGCCATGTCTCAGTCTCCTAAAGAACCATTTAATTAGAGAAAACAGATTGCCCTTTTTAAAAATCTTACTACCATATAACTCAGCAACCCCAGTAAACATTTTCTCTTCATAAAATTGATGATAGTAAAAACTGCGTTGCTCACCATCACTGGTTAAGTAACTACCTTTGCCTTTAATTGGATCATAATGGATTACCTTTATTTGCATCAGTTCATCCTCGTCGAGCCGCCCAGTCTCCCCAGCCCCCTAGCTACCATACCAGAAAGAATGTTAAAAATTCCTGTTAAGTCACTATAAACAATTCCGCCTTGGTCATACTTAGCAATTAAGTCAGAAGTAATTGCTCCTCTTGCATCATACTTTCCGATCATATCACTTTGAACTAAACTAAAGAGGTCAAAAACTGCAATCAGATCACTGGTTACTAAACTTCTGGAATCATACTTAGCAATTATATCACTAAAGATTTGGTTAAGAAGGTCGTACTTGTAAATTGAATCGCTGGTTATAATTGCCCTTATATCAAACTTACCAGTTAAATCACTACTTATAAGAGATCTCATATCAAACTTAAAAATCGCATCTGAATAAATCGTCGTCCCGCCAGCCGGGGCCACGTATTCAGACGCACCCACATCCCACGTATTATTTTCCGTAAGGTATGATGGTCTATCGTCGCCTTCTATGCTTTTTCCAAAAAGTGCGTCAGGGGTGTTCGCTCCATCATAAATAAAACCATCGTATGTATAGGTTGCAGAGACACCGCTGTATGGGTTTCTCCCCCCATCAATTGATGCTGTTAGAAGTCCATTGGCGTCCATAGCGTCCGCTGCCCCGCCATTAAAATAATCAGCGTTGTTAGCGTAAGTGCCGCCTTCACCTCCTAAATCAGCAGTTTCGTCGCCTGAAACATTATAATCTGATTCTGCTCCCCACTCACTTGCCGTGTCTGTAAAATCAGCCCCGTTATTTCCAGAATAGCAGGAAAACGCTATATTATATGCCCCGATAGAACGAAAGCCGACTCCCGTATTTCCAATAGCAGAACAGCAAATAACAGCGGCGATTTCAGCTCCCGTATCGTCCGTGGCAAGATAAAAACCATTACTATCACAACCGATTGCGATACATCCATAAAACATCCCTGTATCCACTCCACTTCTGAATCCAGATGCCTCGCCGTCACCGCTGTTTGCGCAGTTGTAGGCAATGCAATGGACTGTCCTGGTGTAGACATAGGCATCACCAGCAACCCCATACGCAGAGGTGTCAGAAGCTGAAGCATGCGTATTGGTAACAGATATTTTCTCGCAACCAGAATAGGGCTCACTCCTGTAAATAACATTTATTACACCATCATTATAAAAATAAGCCCCTGTGTCATAAGATCCTGCAAAAGGGACGGAAGCATCCGGGGCGGACCTAATTACTCTGTATATTGTAGAGCTTAACCCGGTTGCCCCGGAAAAAGCAATACTATCATTATGCCCACCATTTTTGTAATGACAATTAAGAATAACCCTGCCAGTGTACCCAGTCAAATCATTATCAGACGCACCTTCCCATGTCGCAAGAGCCGAATAATCAGGGCTCCCCCCTCCAGGCAACGACCCTGCACCGTCTGAATGGTATGTGCAAGTATATGGGCTTACGTTGTAACAGGCCATTTTAATTCCAGTTCTGAATCTGATAAGGGTTGAATGGTTCTTAGCCGGTCTTCCGTCACAACTTGTCTCTCCGTAAGTTTATCATTGCAAAAAGTAACTGGGATTGCCGGAAGTGTTGGCGAATACGTAACTTCTTTGTCCAGCATTGCAGGCAAGTCTACACCCATATCAACTAGCACATCGAAGGATAAACCCATCCTTCTTTTTTTAAGTATTTCTTGAGGAAATCTTGACCTCTCCTTCATAGAAATTAAATGCTCGGAATAAAGACGTTCTTTGTTTTGAACTAATTTATCAATTTCAAAGGACTTATCACAGTCTCTTTTTTCAATAATCGTCGTTTTAGCCACCACAAAAGCGTCTATAGTCCTGTATGGGGCATACTCCTTATAAGAGGCAATGTCCCAATAAGGTTCTGTTAACGCTACAATTTGTTCTTTAGTAGGCCCGTCAATTGTAATAATTAAGAACTCTTGTCTTTCTTTTTCAGTCCATTTATGCTCATCTGAAAAAGGCTTCCATGCAACAATGTCACCAGGAAAACACCTTTTTTCATTTCCTTTGACCTCATAAAGAAAATACTTATCCACATTAATTTTAGGAGGGTCGAGCAAATAGTTATTCAAAATATTTCCGGTTGATTTCTCTACCAGATAATATTTAGGTTTATAATGCCCGAAAAGTGCTACTGACCATTTCATATTAAAACCACCCCTTCAGCCATTTTTTGATGATCATTGCGTCCTCTGTATTTTTACGGTTTTACCGTCACGTTTAAATTCCCAGGACTTGAGGATTTTGACGGTGACACGAAAGGGTGGCTTTGCTCACTTTCTCCCCATACGTTTTTTGCCGTGGCTGTCCAGACGTATTTTCCAGGCGTGACGTCTTTAAGGTCATAAATAAAGCCGTGTTTCCCGGTTGAATCTTTCGGGACGGTTACAAGCAGAACACCATCTTTATAAATTCCATAGTTGGAAACTTGCTCATCAGGATTCGGAGGGTCACAGACAAGGAAAGGTTCTGCGAATACCGGAACAGCCAGAATCAGGAACAGCAATGTTGCAATAAGTTTTTTCATGGTGCTGAATATTCCTTTCTGTCGTGTCGAAGTGCAGGGCCACCGCATAACCGGACCCCATAATAAACCCAAGTAGCTCTGATTCTGCTCATGCCGTCCTCGATGCAAATGTCTCTCAAAACTTCGTCAGCGGTTTCCTTAAATGATTTAGGAAAAAGTCCTTCACGAATCGCCTGATAAAGAACGTCATGGATTAACGATCCTCTCATAAAGTTTTTCGTGTCAATGGCGGGCCCACTTGCGCCGTCCCACGCATAAGATGATTTGATTCCCATGAATCCGTTTGCCTGGATCGCAAAATACTCATGGTCAACCTCATTCGGAATAGGCTTTTTAATCCAACAGGTGTATGGCTTTGAAAGTTGGTATTTGTATCCTGATCGGTAATGGATCATTTTTTTGCCAGCCCCTTCACCACGTTCCAAACTAACTGAACCAGCCCGTTGCTTTTCACCTTCTTGATAAAGGGAAGGGTAATAACCAAACCGATGATAACCTGCACGCACATTTCTTGCAATTCAGGAGATAAGTTCATTCTAAAATCCTTTCAGTCATATAAGTTCCCAAAAATTATCATCAACCGTCTTTGAAAACTCTGGTGGCATATCTACACTTGAGATTTTATCCAGTTCATCAAGCCCCTGGAAAAACACCTCGTCATACCGTGGCTCAGGGTTTATCATTTTTCGTTCTCGTTTTCTCTGGATTCTATCTTCGAGTTCTTTCATAGTCGAACCCCATTATTTTATACTAACTTCCATTCATGCATATCTTTCAATTCAAAATCCATTGGCAGTAAAGTTCTAACACGATCATTGATTACAAAGTCTTTATGGCATCTGGAACATCTTATCCAGCGGATTCCTTTTCCCCATGGTTCTTTCGGTCTCGCATAAACTTTGAATGAGTGGCCTAATATTTTGCACAAAAGCTTTTTCATCTCATCCTCCCTGGCCCAAACCCCATTATTTTATGCCAGTTCATAAGTAGCCTCAAAAATATCCGGCTTGCAGGGATAAAACTCGCCCTTAACACCTTTGATGATCCAGTCACCAGCTTGACAAATCATATCACCCTCAAGTGTTTTAATTATTAAAACATCCTCTTTTTTTTCAAACGTCTGATTATTTGAGTTTAATCCGCCAAATAAGTTGGAAATTTGGAAAATTGGCATAGACGGATAAAACTGAATCGCGTCTATTACTACTGGTTTTTTTCTGTATTTCATCTTATCCTCCCAGGGCCAAACCCCATTATTTTATCAAAAACTGTTTTAATCAAGCAGCCAAGCCGGTCATAAATCCACATTTTAATTTTCAGGACCTGATCCATGCTCATGCCCGTCATCACTTGGCTCAGGAGGCAAGTGCCTCCATGCAACTATTTTTTGTGAACTATATTGAGAAACACAGGCTACCCAGCCATTAATAATGCCGTAATAAGCCACCCCTATTTTAACACCGTTCCAAACCAAAACAGGCTCTAAATATGGAGGCAACATTTGTTTTGTGTCAACCCACTTTTCATCTCGCTGTTCCATGCTTGCCGTACCCTTCATTTAAAAAGATCGTGCCTTGTCGTTGATTCTACACGGCCATCAAACCCACGCCAGTCAAGGGGTTTATTTCTTGCCCTTCCATTTCTTTAACATCACGCCGATCATGCTTTGAGCTATGGTTTGGATATGATAAGCCTCAATCTCGTTCCCAGTCTTACCACGCTCTCCAATAAAATCTAAAATCTCTTGCCAAACATGAACGGCCTCATGAACCAGTAAGCCAAGTACTTCATAAAGTTCATGCTTCTCCCATTCTTTAATTGCGACGATAACGGTTATCTCTCCATTTTGTTCAAAGCTATGTGTTGTCGCGCCTGCTCCGCAATTAACAAAAAGTGTGTCAGGCATTTTTAATCTTTTCATTTCAGCGTCAAATGATTTCTCATCAGTCGCAAAGCCGAAATATGCCGGGTATGGGCCTACGTCAAAATATTTAATCTTTGATTTTTGAATTTTGCCTTACCCCCGTAAGTCTGTTCCACCACCACAACTCTGTGTCAATGCTGATTCCCCTATCTATCTTCACCGTTCCATCAACCGCGATCCTAACTTTTGGACAAAGCTCTTCATGGGTATGGTCACAATAGGTCATTGCCTTGTCTTTTGGTCCGGCCAGAATCAATTTTAAATTCGAGTCGTTTTTATTCAGACACGAAAAGGCGAAAGGCTTCAGCATAACCTCATGCATTGTTTTCCCGAATCGCTTCTTCGGGTCATTCAGACGGTTCATAATCACATTACCAACTGCCTGCTTACCAAGATGCCCCTGGTTGCGAGCCTCGCCCCAAATAATCCGGGCCATGAGTTCTTTGTCTGGGAGGTCTTCGAGTTTCATTTAAAAAACCTGTCAAAAATATCTCTTAAAGAAATTGACGCTCCGGCGCCTCCGGCAATCCCAAATCCTGACGCAAGATAGAGCAAGCGGGTTTTCAGCTTTTTAATTCCATCAAGCTGTTTTTCGATTTCACAGATACGAGAATCACAGGCCGACCTATGAGAATTGAATGTTCGGTAAAGCATGTAGTTTTGATCAGCCTGGCTCATGCTTTTGAATGAGTATTCATCAATCTCGTATTCCATGTTTGCCATTCCGCTACTCCAAGTTTAATGGTTTAATCTAAATTCACAAGCACCCACGCCGTTCCGTTAAATGCGAAGGTTGCTCTCTCGTTCTGTGCCACGGCCTGGTTGATTCCAGTGCTGTTAAAATCCAGAGTTTCAGCCGCATCGGCAGTGTTAACTACAACTACCGTGTAACCAACAGGGAAGTCTCCGGTCGGATCAAAATTTCTACCAGTAGTTCCAGCAGGGTCAAAAAATAGCGTGGTCCCATCGGTCAGATAAAACGCTGTGGTCGTTCCTGTTGCCGTGAAGGACTTTCCGTTAATATCAGCCATATACGAAAAATCAGAGGAAGTCGTATTGATCTTGGCCGATCCTGCAAGGCCGGTCATCAGGAAGGAATTAAACAGGTATCTGTTGCCATGGCACACATCCGTGGAATCCGTTTCCAATATTCCAGAGGTCGAAACGCTACCAGCTTCGTCCAGAAATATGTTATGAGCTACTGTAGTAAACGCCGTGTCAATCAATTGCATCTGCCTGATATTGGCATTTTTTATCGTATTGTATGAAATAATTGAGTTTTTAATATAAAGAGTTTCAATCCCGTTATCTTCTGGTGAGTCAATTATATTCCCTGTAATATGGTTTTGCTGACCTTCACCAATCGAACAGAGATATATAGCAGCGTTCCCTCCGGTCTGGTTAGCCTTGTATATGGTATTGTTGTTTACTGAACAATAATCCACCGTGTTGGTTGCGCCTGAAGCCTGGAAGAGTATCCCGTCGGAAGAGTCGGTCCCATTAAACAAAATCGTATTCCCGGTGACATTACAATATTGAACGTCTCCGTCTGTATTCCGGCCCATCTTAATGCCTATCGGCAAAACTGTTCCGACAGAGGTAGTTATAATGATGGAATTATTGTTGGCCCTTGCACCTATAGCATCTCGTACAGAAATCCCGCCATCTACCGAATATATCTCGTTGTCCGAGTAGTTCCCATAGCTCTCTTGTCCAATGATCGCTGTCCCGGCACCGGTTCTTGAGTGGTAAATCTGATTATGATGAAAATTTTCGTAGGTTCCCCCTCCATATATCGCATGGTCGAAACAGTCTTGAATATAATTATTCGCCACTTCTGTATGACGGTTTGTTATGGTCTGTGAATTTTTTACTCCTTGAACGCAATCTTTGATTACGCAATTCGTTACCTTTGAGCCTATCGATTCTTCAATTTTTACCCCAAAATGGAAAGTGCTTGTTTTGGCCGCAATCCCTCCATTAATATTCAGGTGGTGAATGTTCGCCCGATCCGCACTTTCTACATGAACCCCCGCTGTTGGTGGGTTGGTCAATCTCCCGCCTGAAATTTCAACATCATCGCCTGTCACTCTTATTAAAGCTGCATCAGATGAGTTGTCTTGAACGAATGTCCCTGGCCCCTGCATAACCGGGTTGATAACCGAGCAGCCATTGCCGCTTATTTTAATTCCATCAACAGTGTCATCAGTTGTCGAAATTTTGCCAAGATTTGAAAATTCTATCTTTGTATTATTTGCGTCAAAGTCCACAACAGCCGAAATTGACCATTCTTTATTGATTCTCAAATGGGGAGCATTGGCTTCTTGGGCTTTTTCAAGAGAGGAAAACCATTCTGCATCTACAGCATTTTTTACGCCTGAAAAATCACAGGTCACAGTCGAATCAATACACCCCTCAGATCCTTCAAAATACCCTTGGGGCGTAAGTGTAAAGGCTCCGCTTATTACAGCCCCCGGCAGGATCTTCGTTGTCAGCGTTGCAGGAAAAGTTGTACCGGCAACAAGTGCCAGTGCTTTATCAATGGTAAAAGTAGCATTAGTTGTCCCAATATCAGTTAAAGCATCTGCAAGGGCGTCATAATCAGAAAGCCAATAACTTAGGTTTGAAGACTGGCCATTCACACTTATAGGCACAAAGTACACTTGAGCCCCCGTTGAATCTAGAACCCGCATAGAATAGGCGCCATCTACCAAAAGAGTAACTGGAGACCCCATATATAAGGGTACTCCACCTACGCTGGTATAGATAGGCTGGGTGACCGCAACAACTACTCCGCTCTCCTGTAGTGCATACAGAGTTTTCTGATTGGATACTACAACAGGATCTGTATCTGGATGCCCAACATAAACTCTAGCTAATGCAGCAGCTTTATTTTGACTTACTAGTGGGATATATGTCGGTCCGAGTTTAACTTCATTTAACATTGGGAATCTCCTTATAATTTACCACGCTTACGTAATTCCATGAATGCCTTTACTTGATCAGGGGTTAAATTGCCAGATTCATAACGTTTTTGAATATCTTCGGAAACAGGACTTTTTTTGGAAAGAGGCCTTTGAAACCCCACCCCGTGTTTGTCAAGCAAATCGTCAGCATTTTTGAACATGCGTTTAACTTGTCTATTAGGATCTACGAGTAATTTATATCCGGAAACCATAGCTTTAGTCGCAACGCCAGCTGCAACAGTTGCGGGTTCATGGGACATCAATCCCTTGACTACATGCCCAACAGAACTTATATTAGCTAAATCCAGTATACCCCTACCAGACTTTCTGGCCTCTTGAAGAACTTTTTTATTGACATGTGGTTCAATAACCTTAAGAGCGCCATAAGCTTCTTGAAGAGGAGCAAGACGTGTATCAGTTGCACTATTCACTATAGTGTCCAGTTGTGTTCTCATATCATCTGCTATAAAGGCATCGACAAGAGCTTTGCCTTTTAATGCAGGAGTAGGATCTCGATAGTAATGATCCAATGTCTGGTTTAATATTTTAATGGAATTATGCGCATCAGTAGCTCCCTGTTTACCACCCCGATCCAAAAGAAATTCTTTTCTTTCGGCTGCATACTTAATAGTCTCAGGAGCAAACCGTCGAATAGCATCATTATCCATTAACTCATCAAGCTTGGCCGCAGTTTTATTTAAGTCTACTTCAAATTTAGTGCCAATAGCAGTGGGCCTTGTCACGCCCCCGGGAACTATACGCTCATTAGGGGCCATAGGGTCTTTGAGCAAAAATTTAGTAGGTCGGGTACTCGCACTACCCTCTTCTGTTTGCTTTAGTAGAGTTGCTATATCTTCATAGATAAGACCTTTAGTATTCTCGATAGCTTGGGCAAACTGCGGTAAGTCATTTGGCAGTCCTTCTACTACCTCATTATACTTATCAGTTAACCCTAATCGGTTTTTGTTTTCTATGATTTTAGTAATTGCTAGTTCTCCCTGCTCGTCGAACTTCACAATACTACTATATTGTTTTGCTTTAGGATTGATATTAACGCCTTTCTTCAATCCTTTGCTAATCGTCCGAGAATATTCAGCAGAAATTTCACTGGGCAAAGAGGCTTTGACTTGCCTTAACATAGCCCTTCCACTTATTAAAGTAGGAAGAAATTGTATGCCCGTTTTAACAACAGCAGCAGTAGCTGGATTACCTGCGTCATCAATTCTCTGTGCAATAGATCCAGCAATATCATTGTAAGCGGCCATTGGTGATACTAAAGATTCAGTAAACTTTTGGCCCCTCTCAGTTTTAGGCTGGTAAACAAGGAAGTCTTCTGCATTCCGTCTAACTTTATCTCCAAACTTCAATCCTTTATCTATATCAAGGTTCGCAACAGATGAAATTTCCGTAGCTATTAAACCTGCTAGACCTGAAAGAGGCAAGCCCCACGTAGAAGACGTTATATTAGCAGCAGCTTCTGCCACTGGGTACACTCGACCTATATCTGATGCAACATCAGCAAATGACTTAAATAACTGTTGCGTCCTACTTTGTCCAGCGTTTAAGTTTAATGGATCAGGAGTAGTACGCCTACTAAACTCATCTTCTGGTTCTTCTGAAGTTCCATAACTTAAGTCTTCTGAATCCCCATAACTCAAACCGTCCTTAGCGACCTCTTCGATAACTTCAGGGTCCCCAAAGAGGTTTAAGCTATCAGGATTTTCTGAAATCATGGTTTCAACAGCTTCAGAAGTCTCTTCATCACCAAAGATATTTATTGGCATTAGTGTTGTCCTTTGGTGTACGGTTTACCATTAAATATATATGAATCACCAGGTTGAAGCGTTTTATATGCTGGGTCATCTGGAGATAAAATGGTAATAACGGGTTTACCAGAAGTTGGTTTACTAGAAACTGGTTTACCAGATGTTGATCTACTGGGAGCTGGAGGAGCCACATTAATATCACGAACATTTTCAAGATGGCCTAAGGTTCTATCCCTCTCATCTTTAACAGATTTGAGTCGGATATTAGCCATATTTCTAGTGCCTTTTAAAACTATAATCAACTCTGATAGCGGCAAGTTAACATCATGAATGCGTTCCCATTCTTTTCTACCAGTCTCAGGTAATAGGGCAACAGATGCTGTAGACCCTTGTGACAGCTTTTGGATTTCAGCTGATATTTCTTTCATAAAAGCCGCCATCACTTGTTCTTGACCACTGCCTATGAACCTAGTATTAAGCTCTCTCCAGGGTACATCGAGTGCTCTAATACCGACTCTATTGACTATATCCCGGCTCATGCCTTCAATCTTCGTGACCTGACCATTTATATTTTGTACAAAGCTACCCATAGCCCCAAGATTCTTTTCTTGCTGCCCCAAAGAAGCCTTAAGAGCAGAGTACCGAGCTCTAGGTTGATTGAAGTTGAAACCTGGTTCTTTAGCTAGAACTCCCGCTCTGACAATCTCTTGAAGAGGAACCCCGAATGTGTTCTTAACATTGTCAAGAATCTCTTCCCCCTTCAGTATGGCTTGAACCGTCCCATTGACATCCATAGCCTCTCTGATTGCATCAAATTTCCCCGTTGCAGCTGCACTGCCTTTTGCCTTAGCTTCGTTAACGGCCGCTTTTGACATTTCATCTAATATAGCTTTTGATTCAGGATCCCCGTTCAACGCTCTCCTGGTCAATTCACCTTTGGATACATCTTTAGGATTCAGGAGGGAGGCTGAAGCTTTTGTAAACTCCTCTGGTGTTAAAAGCCCACCCTCCATATCCTTCTTCAATTTTCCTAAAGCTGACAAAGGCTGTTGCGTTTGTTGTATAATAATTTTGGGTCCGCCATCAGCTGCAGTATCTACTAACTGGTTACCTACAACTTTGTACCTTTGTGGATCTGTTTTAGATGTTCCAGTCAACACCACTTGAGGGCCGCCTTCAGCTTCAGTATCAATCAACTGATTGCCCATAGTTTTAAACCGATTTGGATTTGGCTTAACCGCACCAGCAAATACAGAAGAGGGCCCGCCGTCTGCTGCAAGATCGACGACCTCATTCCCAACAACCTTATATCTGTAAGGATCAACTTTAGCTGATTTTAATTTAGCCATAGACCAGGCTTTCCATTTTTCAGGAGCTCTAACGGCTAAAGAATACTCTGCTTCCTTCTTTGCAGTCTCCTTATAGTTTGGGTCATCAAGTAACCTTTGGACGAAGTCTTCACTTTCTTTTGAATTAGCATTGTGTGATTGCAGGAATTTCACTCGCTTTTTAGCTACTTCAATAGGATCCTGCCCTTCCAAAATTGCGATGTCTGAGTCTATTACATTCTTCTCAGTCATCTCATTCTTGAAGTTTGCGGCCTCCCTGAAGTATTGCTGCATTTCTGGGTTTTCAAGCATGTATTCTGCAATTTTATCAGGGTCTTCAGTTTTAAATACTTCAACGGCCCCTTTTTTCATGACATCAAGTTTTCGCTCTTCCAGTAGTTTAGTTGCATTTTTATTGATATGTGATGCTAAATCAAAACCACCTAAAGGCATAACTGTGAATTCATTAGCCATTTAAAGCCTCCAGTCTGCCATAGTCTATCGCTAAAAACCCGTTCTTAATAGAGACTGCATTCGGGAAAACTTCAGCGACTTCATTGGCTATGTACCCCGCGCTTTCACCGAACAACCCCAATTTATTAGCAGCATTGTTCCATGTCCATTTACACCATGAAAGTTTGTTCTTAATTTCCAAAACCACAATGTTTGTTTTTAATCTTTTGTCAGAATACGAAGTTCCAGTTTTACCCGCTAACGCTGGCAACTGCGATATCAAGTCAATTCCTATTTTTGTAAGTTGGGCGTACTTAGCTTGATCAGCCGTAGCAGCCGCAGTAATACCTGCAGCTTGAGTCTGTCCTACACCCGTTGTTATGCCAGCTATCTCAGTTGCATAAGATGGTAGCCCAGATAGCCCAGCTAGTCCAGCTTTCTGTTCATTAAAAGACTCAAGCAGTGCACTTGCATCATACTCTGTATTATATCGGTATAATGCGTCTTGAGTATTGCCAGACCGTAGCCCTCCAGTCATTGTCTGATTACGCAATATTGACTCTTCACCAGCCATCTTAGACCCCATGAGACTCTTATACAGGGGTGACTCTTCAGCCATCTTAATTAAATCAGCTTGGTTGCCTTCACCCCCTTCCAACCCATATAACCCCCCCAGTTTTTTAAGAGCTCCTTCTCTAAGCTCCCTAGGCAAAGCTTCCACTTCTTTAAGGTAATTTAAAGCTTCAGTTTGCGATGCCGCTTGTGTTTTTGCCGCACTTTTGGCAGCACTTGAAGCTTTATTACCTGCATATATTGAAGCGCCTGCTCCAATTACAGCACTACCAACCACTGCAGTTATCATTGCTGACATAGTTAAACCCCCTGGTTCTCTATGACTAAAAGTGCTCTATAATCAATGGTTACCTCATTAACAGAGAACCCACCTAAGTTGCCTTTAATTTCTGTTAACGCTTTAAGATACAAAGCATCAGAGGCTCCAGCTACTTCAGCATTCGGTGAACTTGAATGATTTATGAACTTCCTCAAACAGGTACCTGCACCACATACACTGAATGGGCCAATGACCTCATCTGCAGAAAAATCTGCCGTTGCGAAAACCCCTTTGCCATCTATATTAGACTTTGAGATTTTGAACTTATAACTTCCATAAGGAATAGGCGTCACTTCTTTAGAATACCCGAATTTTGAGGCCCCATTTTCTTCTGTTAGATTTAACTCAAAAAGCAGTTTGTAATAACTCAAAATTGCATCTACATCTGAGCTCTTGGGAACAACTGTAAAATTTGTTAAATTAGGTCCCCCACAGAAGAGAAGACCCTCTAGTATTTCTATATCTGTTTCATCAGTTGCATAAACATTTAACCATGTGACGGTTTCTAAAATATAACCTACCTTTTTTCCCGGACTACCCGTAAAAATCAAAGGAGCAACTTTTTCCACAACTTCACCATTTGAATCAAGCATCAACAACTTCCCTTTTAAAAAGATGTTTAAGTGCTCATTCTTTTGGTGCTGCCCAATGGCTATAGCCCCAACTGGTATTGTGATCTCTCTTATGTATACACCCGGGCCAAATGTATGAATTACTGGGCACTCTGTCTGAGGAAACTGCAATAAAGCTTCCTCGATCTTTACCAAAGAAACATCTTTACCGTGTATATTAACTATGTCATTGCTTTTCATCATACGATCTCGACGACATCTAGAGATACAGTTAACTTGCTAGCTACACTTCCCACCATTGAAATGAAATCACCCGCCTCGAGAACTTGCCCTATGACTTCAGGTGGTTCATACGTAGCATTGACTGCTATCGCTTTTGCAGACAATAACAACCGGTCATCTGCAACAGTCCCACCAGTTTCTACTTTATGAGCCGAGACTGTTCGGGCACTGGAATCAGTATTTGTAATTGTACAATTTATGGCCCTAGCTTTTGTATTTGGTGGGCATGTGTATACTGTTGTGTTAGTTGATGCAATTTGTCCTAAGTACACCCTTTTTATAGTTACACTCATTTTCTATGTCCTTTAAGAGTGGAGATATACCATGGTAAATATAGCACTTCTAATGACTGGAGTCGCGGCATTCACAGAGGTACATGTAAGTTCAAGTCTGAAAGTATCACCAGCTGCAGCTTCTATATACAATGGTAAAGTCACGCATGCGTAATTAGCAGCTCCGGATGTGGTTTCTCCAATTATGTACCCACTTACTGTTGATGTTGTAATGTTATATAAACGAATTCGAAAATCCCTGTTAGCTAAGTCTGAGAAAGTTATAGAAACAACCCCAGTATAATCACCAGCATTTACAATGGTGAATATGTCTCCACTTACTGTAATATCATCAACTTCTGTTCCTACCCAAAGGTCGTTGGTGACATTAGTGATATGATACCAATCATCCTTAGTAGTTAATGTGAGCGTTATATCAGCTAACTGGAATCCACCGTATGCGTGCCAAGTACTAGACTGCCGCAGCATAGACGCTGTAAAAACACCAGAAGCTGTAGCATCCGTACCATCAGTGGATAATGGACTATCCTTAAGGCCGTCAGCCGTACTGTTATAAGGTACTTTACCATCAGAAAGAGCTGATAATTTAACTGAGTTAAAAGAAGGAGAATCTGTATACTTAAGTCCTTGCAATACCCTTCTAGTGGGCTCTGTAACAGTTATAAGAGATAACGCCTCTTCGATCTCTTTTAAAGCTCCAAGTAAGTTAGGTGTTTTAAAAACCCCAGATACTATAGCTTCTAGCATACTGGATATGTCTAATGTATCAATGCCGCCAACTCTTTCATATAAGGATCTGAAAAATTCATGCCATTCAATGGTCATTACTCCATCTTTGAACATAATGGAACGCGGAATATGTGGTAAGACCAATTTAGCCATGAGTTAGTACCAAGGTTCCAAATGCCATTTTAGATTCAGACACCCCCCTAAGTTTAAAACCTATCCATTGAGGGCAGTATCCTAAACGATAAACTTCCAAATGATGCTCGTAATCAAATGGATTGCCATACTCCATCAGTACCTCAGTTCCATATGTTACTCCATTGTATGATGCTGACAAAAAGACATCAGCGTCATAGGTATTTGTAAAACCAGGAATTACTTCTATCTCAAGTGAATCTATAGACTGATCTGCTAAGTTAATATATGGGGTAAATAACTTCCACTCTACTTTCACGCCATACTGTGTGACTAGTGTCTCGTCAAGCACCCCTATGTTTGAGTTAAACCTATCACCTATCACCCATTTAGATATTCTAGGGTCAAACACACAATTGATACCCCTATACGCCCATTGATTAGTAACGCTTGATGAAAGTAAAGTCCAAGCATTTGATAACCCTATTGATTCAGCAATTTTTTGGTTAAAACATAAAGTTTCATTTGGCAGGTGTATAATGATAAATGTGGTGTCATTCTCTGTCCTAGCCTCTACTCTAATATCTGACAATTCAGGTTCAGTATACTTTCCTAGTATCTTATCAATTTCTCTGGTTGAAACCTTTTGTACATCGGAAGATATAGCATACACACCTAACCCACTAGTCCTATACCCACCAACTATAAAAAATATGCCATCAGATTCACACTTAGCATGAGTAGATACAATTCCTATTTTTAAAGCCCGTGTCTCAAGTCTTTGAAAAGCAAAGTTAGTTGTAGCGGTATCAGCTAAAAATTCAATCGAGTATCTACCAAAAACCATGACTTTATTATCTGAAGTTTTTTCAACCCCTAAAGACGGGTCAGGCATAAATTCAGCAGTCGCATACTTTAATGGGTCTATGGAAGTTTCATCAGTTATATCTGTGTGATATAAATATTCACCATCTGTGAAAAAATAATAATTGTTAATCCAAACTCCATCAAGCGGACTGCCTAAATCCGCATCAGTCATCTCACTAAGTACTCCAGAAGGAGATACTAAGAAAAACTTACCATCGGCTACAATTCCTTGCGAATTAAAACTATAGCAATTGGTAAGTCTTACTTGTGAATTTCCAGGAATATCTCCTATTTCAGTTACTACACCAGACTCATCAACTAAAATAGCTTTTGTACCTGAGACTCTTAAATGATATTTAAACCTCTCATTGTATACTCCGCCCCTATCAACATTTGAACCAGTGCCGAAAAATTTTATACCATTACAGCAAAGCATATACCCATCAGACTCTAGCATTTTGCGTTCAACTGCGTACATGTTAACAGGCAAAGCGTCTCTATAGTCAGTTTCTGCTCCTGAAGAATCTCCTTTAATAAGAGTTATATTGCTAACAGTCGTCATTAACTTAAGTCCCCGGAGGTCAAGGAGAAATAGATGAATCTAGTCTCTATACGGCCAGTACTAGATGTTGCAACCATTTTTATTCTCAAGCTTTCATTAGATACTTCTGAAGAGGACCCAACAGCCTTTATTCTATAACTTAAAATGGGAGAACTAACAGATTGAGAAACTATTGTCAGACCTGAATCCGCTGTTATAACTACAGAAGAAAGAGTTTCACCAGATAACAAGAATGAATTAAAGTTCTCAGTAAAATCCTCAATGTCATCTATATACATATTAACAGTTTTTGACGATATTGGCGCAGTTGAAATTGGTGTAAAGAATCTAGTTTTTATCATTGAATTGGAATTACCGCTTCCTAGTGGCGCTCTTTCCGGATACGCTACTTGAGAAACCAGTGCTGTAGCACTAGACATAAAAGAGAATCCGCTTCTACCCCAAGCTAAAAGAGCAATAGTCGGTTCTTTACCAAAATCAGAACACAATCTTAGTGCGAGGCATGAAGCAATGGGGAACCAAAACTGCCGGTCAACATTATGTAAACATAACGCTGTAGGCTCATTCTCAAACGTATAGCCCACTCCTATATTACGTGCAAAAAACTCAGCCATCATATTTTCTAGTCTATGTAGAGCTAAAGTAGAATCTTCTGCTCTAGGCTCTACAAGTATACCAGATATACGAAGTTGTGAATATGCATCATTTATGATAGAAGCTTTATCAGCGGGCATTTTAGTTCCCCAATACTTTAAATGAAATTACGCAAACAACACATGCGGAACGGAGTCATGGTCTCCAGCATTGCTACCAGTCTGTAAATTTCCAGACGCTCGCAATAAATTCATGTCGAAACCTGCTGTATATGTCGCACAATCTACAGCTGTTACAGCCCGGTTGTTGACAACATACAGGAGGTCTGCATCATCATCAACCCAAATACCCGCACACTGAATAAAGTTATCGATTAATAGCATGGCCCAAGAAGCAGTAGTGGTACTTGCCATAACAATACCTTTTCCCAGACACCCTGCCATAGTATTCCCCTTAATCAAGGCTTTGCCTGCTTCGCCTGCACCAAAAGAAATAAATGACGTTGCGAAGGCTCCAGATAGTTCACAGTCAATAACTTTGAGCCCAGGAGTTGCAGTGGCCAAAATTGCACTTGTTACGGTCCCTGCAGTAGCATCAAACATGCACTCGTAAAACTCTTGACCTGATACATTGGTTGCCCCTGCTAGTGTGAATATTGCAGCGGCCGCAGCATCTGCCTTAAAATGCATGTTCATCCATCGGGTGCCGTACGCCTCAGCTGACGAACTATGCATGCCGGAAAGCCCGCATTTAGTGTTGCCGTCATATGACCCGAGGCCTATGACGTCACACTTAGTGGGAAGCCGGGTCAAACTCTCATCGAGAACATCACCCATGCAAAAAATTCGGTTCCGCCTCGCCCACCAGCGATTTCTAGCCGCAGCGATAGACGCATTACTAGCTGCAATAGCTTCAGCCAGTGTAGAGAAAGGATAGTCTTTGCTACCTTCTCCGGTAGTGTTGACGTTGCCATCAACATAATAGTCTTCAGCTCCTGAAGGATTGGGAGCAATCAATTGCTTCATATCACTTCTTGAAACCTGAAGACCAGTATGGTAAAAATCGCGCTTTCTCATTTTAATCTCCTTTGTTCAGTGGCAAATTATGCCAAGGTAGACTTGATTAAACAGTTGATACAGGAGGAGCAGATACACCGGAAAGGCTGATGATGATCCATCCAATCGTATCATCGACGTACATCAGAACAGCTCGGTCACCAGCATCAGCGAACACGATGGTAGCAAACCCTGTTTTGGTAGTAGGAGTGAGCGTACCATCTCCACCACCATCAGTTGCAAGGATAATCACTAACAACTGTCCAGGTTGTCCGTCTGCAAGGGTCAAAGCTTCAGCATCACCCCCCGTAGTTTTTGAAATAATAGGATGTGTTACGGGCATCGCCAGAACATCAGCCGCAACAGCCAACTTGGGACTATCAGCATAATCTGTGATCAAAGAATGATGCCGAAATTCCAAAACGGTTGCTTTCATTTTATATCTCCTTTAATAGAGCAGGAGGTGTTTCCTCCTGCTCATTTAGTTAAAAGCCAAAGATTAAAATTCTTAGAACCTTACAGCTACGCCGCAGTTAAAAGGCGCACATACTGTAATGCCGTACCATGTGAAAAGTCTCCATCTGAGAGTAAGATCATCCAGTTTACCGTCATACACAAGGTACATAACCTGACCATTTTTCATGGTATCAGAGATTACTTTCATGCCATCAAACTGTTTGAGCAAGCTCATTGGAACAACACCGCCAGTTACTTCAACCGCAGATTTGTCAAAGAACAAATTGACTTTCTTAGAAGCGTCAATGTTCACTCGATTGACTGTGGCCGCGTTCAAAATTTTGGTGTCAACGTTTGCGTATGAAAGTTCGAGAGTAGTCAAACTTGTATCATTGGCCGCAATAGGTTTGGGATAAACCTGAATGTGAGTTGAGTCAGGCTTACCTACGATAGTAAAGGTCATGGCCTGACCTGTAGTAGTTTTATCTTGCAAACCAAGAGCATTCACTGTAACTCCAGAATTGGCAAATGTCACTTTATCGCCAACAGTATATGATGCAGAAGAAGCCACAATAATACTTGCGATTCTGTAGTCGACATTTGTTACAACACCTGTAGCCACAACAACTGAACCTGCCTGAGGAGCGAAAGAATGATCACCAGTTACTGTAGTTGCGGGATCTGCACCACCAGTAATGTTCGGCAAAAATGACGCGGTAAACAAATCAAACTCAGCGATATTGGCACCGATCTGACCGGTTTTCCAAGTGCTTGCTGGTTGACCCTGCAAGGTCTGCCGACCTGCCAAGTCAGATGAAAAGACCAACAAATCGCGATCATTAAGCCAGAAAGATCTGGAAGACTTGTTTGTCTGTCGTTCATTCATAAGAGCCTGAGCTTCAGCGATGAAGTCATATCCAGAGGTGGCATTAGACAGATAGAACATGCTTCCCTGAATAGCGATTGCCGAAGCGATTGCTTTATTCAACTCAGCTGCCTGGCGCCGACCAGATTCTTCACCACGTCGTTCCCAGAACCGCTGATCTCGCATGTCATCAACACGCATTTTGACGAAATCGTTTGAAGGAGTACCCAAAACTGTCGGATACGTTTCTTCAATAATTCCAGTCTCTTGACCAGTTAAGTCCCATCCGGAAATGATCGGAGCGTGTTGCTGAACAGGCTTCCAATACACATTCCCGGCGTTCTGCATCATAGCTGGATCAGGGGACTCATAAGTCACGTGATCGAGCATTTGAGTCTGCAGTTCGTGAGTTTCAATAGATTTCTCAAAAAGTATTTCTACGACCTTACCAGTTGTTAACATTTCTAGGTCTCCTTTTTACCACGAAGACACGTTCAGTTTGGCTGCTTTAGCCTCTTTTTTCAAGTTGTAAGCTGCTTGCAAATTACCTTTTGCATGAGCTTCTTTGTACTTTTTCAACAGAGCCTCTGCTTTTGGAGTACTTGTCGTATCACTTGAAATTTCTGTAGATGGCGCAGGAGCTTTACTAACACGTGCCGATGTTTTTGTTAAACGTTGTTTTTGTTGTCCTAAATAAATAGCCGCTCGCATTCCAGAGGGGTCAGAAGCTACTAAACTTTTTACCATCGTAAGAGCAGCTTCATTACGCCCGACATAATACAATACTTTTTCGGATCCCTCTCCAAGGACCATGATAAGTTGATCGACTATCAAATCTCCAGCTCCTGGTTTTATGGACTCCATTGCCATTCTAACTGCTGAATCTGCAGCTTTATAAACTTCAGGAGTAATACCACTCTTTTCAACCAAGCTGTTGGCCCTTGCATAATGCTGATCAACCGACGTTTCAAGATCTTTAAGTTGCCGTTGTGATGACGAACTCGAATTGATCTTGGCGAGTTCTTTTGCCACATGGCTCTGTACTAAATTAGATTCATAAATTGCCAAGTCTTCTTCATAATCTTCAGACTTTAAGTAGTCACTAGCTTTCGGTCTAGCTAAAGACGGTGTATCAGACACTTTAGACTGAGGGGTCACTTTGGCTTTAAGTTCTTCAATAGTCCTCTCTAAAGCTGCTATCTTGTCATCCCGTTCTGATATTTTGCCTTTAAGCTTTTGTTTTATATGGATATGTGTTGCTACTGGAACTTCAATTGACTCCTGTTTGTCAATCTCTTTCCATGGTTCATCGGCCCCATCAACTGGAGGATCAACTGGAGGATCAATAAGTGGATCAACCGGAGAATCATCTGTAATGACTGGGTCAATTATCTCTTTAACCTTTGCCTCTTCTTCATTTTTTGCTTTTAGTTCAGACAGGTTCACCAGTATTTCTCCTTACTGTTAGGATGCCATATATGAGTTATATGTAACTGCGTTTGGACTGAGCGCCTCAGTTAAACCGCTAATTGTGCAAATAATTCTTCATCAGACATGTCTTCAGGTAGTGGCAATTGAGGTTCTTTTGGTTGCTGTAATTTAATAACTTTAGCTTGATTGTCAATATCTTTGCCAAAAGAATCTACCTTTTTATTCTGAATATTCGCCCCAGCTTCAATTGCCTTTATCTGAGTTTCTAAGCGCGCGGTCTGCGCTTCGAACGTATCTATCTTCCTCTTTAAGATTTCATTCTGTGCTTCTAACTGCATTTTAGTCACGTTATTTTGAGCCTCAAGCATATCAGCTTGACCTTTCAACACTTCAGCTTCAGCGAGAACTAAGTCTGCTGGCTTTTGATCACCTTTCTTTTGCTGGTCTTCCCAAGCCTTAATTTCTTCTTCAGTCTCAGGTTTGCGTATTCCCATCAAAACTAACCGAGTGTTGGCATACTCGCGTATGTCATCAAAATCAACGCCGTCCATAATTTTCAAGAGTTTTAAAACGAGAGCACTATGAACGGGGTCGCTTCTGTCAACTACAGTCATTAAGTTTAATAGTCTGTCAATGGTCTGGTCTTTTTGCGAACTATAACTGGGTCCAATGGTTGAAGTAACCTCGAACTCAGAGTTTGTCAAATCATTTATAATTACTATGTCCCCTGTCTCTTTATCAATAATAGCATTCATCAGCTCAGTCGGCTTTTTAGAACCATCTGGCCTCGTCAAAAGAACAGTTTTTGGTACATCAAGAATTTCTGCAGACATACTGGCGTAGACTAAAGCATCATACCTTTTAGCATGTTTTAGGTGCTCTTGGTATACTAAAGACTGCATTTCTATTCTTGCTTGAACTGCAAGAACCGCTTTTCCAGATGAATCAGGATCCGCTATATCCTGAGGAAGGCCAGGGTTAGCGACATCTTCAACAGCACTCTTTGTCAATTCTATTATAGAAGGCAATGGTGCAGGCATACCCTGTGCGGGCATTACTGCAACAGGTCCAATAGGCAATTCAGTCCCATCACCCGACATTCTATTTTGGAGTAGGTATGGATAATTATTCTCAGCTCCACTTAAGCTGTACATGTTCTCATACCCAGCAATTTGTTCCTGAAAGAATATTGGTTTTTCTCTCGGAGAACGCATCAAAATATCAGCTAGGTATGAAAATGCAAAATTCCGCAACGTTGATGGGTCTTTAGCTAGCCTTGTTACACCCTCCCAATGATCTTCGCCTTCAATAACTGCGTGTTCACCAAAAATGGGAACAATAGGTATATATTCACCGGGAAATTCTTTTGTATCAAGTATTTTGATTCCAGATACTATATACTTTGTAATTTTCCAGCGCATTATATCTTTACTAGATTCTACAACGTATCCAGCATCAAGCATGTCATCCATGACGTCTGCCAAAGAAGACTCTTTAATTACAAGAGTCTGACCTATGGGGTCTGTCATAGTTAGAATTTTATCCCTAACTTTTTCTTTGTGATAAAAGTCTACTATGTATATCTTCTCAGACGCGCCACTTCTCCATGGAAAGGTATATGAATGTTCTGGAAAAGCGAAATCTGATGCATATCCAGCATGTGGAGCTTCACCGGTTAAATCCTCATACAAGTCCTCAAACCCTTTAGCTGAGTATGAATGTATAACTGACACATATTTTGCATCAGACCTATCTAAACGTTTAGACTGTGGGTCAAAGAATACTACGTTGTTTGCTTCATGGATGGGCCTGCGTTTAATTACTTGCTTATTATCTCCGGTTCTAATAGACTCATACGCGTTATATAGTTCCCAAGCTCCAATCCCACACACGACTGACTCTTGACTACCAACTTCATATGCTTCAATGGATGTGTTTTTTGCATCATCAGTTCTGTATAGCCCATCAATTATTTCTTTGGAGTCTTCTTCAGTTTCTCCAATTGGCTGGAAATCGATCTGAACTGGGTTTGCCATTAAATCTGATAATATTTGCCTTCCAGCTTTACGTAACACATTAAACTCACCTTTATACAACAACTGGGTATCAGAAAGAATAGTGTCATCCCACTGTGTTATCCAGTAGAACACTAAATCATTTGCTGCTTTTTCTCTAGTAGTCTGATTGTGAATAAAAGCTTTTTCATGTAAAGCTTTTATGTCTTTGAGTTCAAGCATACTATTCCTCTTTTACCCGTGTCTTATTCTTAACGCTCCACCCATAGTTCTTAATGGAGGAGGCATGACTGCATTTTCACTCGTTAAACCAACTGTTGGCATTCTTAATGACATCATTACAGAATCACTTAAATTGGGAGACTTAAACTTAAATTTGGCCTTCATAACAGGCTTAGAGTATAATTCAAAACACCCACTGCCATTTGGTTTAATCGGCATTCTACACAACTCAGTGCGTAGAGTACTCAAATCCGTAATATTTGAAGAAAAAGAAATCATTTTTTCAGGGTCATAATACTCATGATTCGCTACAGCTTTATACGTTCTGACTATTCTATCCCTCAGTGTGAAATAGTACTGAGCTCTTTTATTATAGAAGGCATCTTCATTGGTCTTTTGATCATTTGTATTGCTAGTGCTTTCATAAAGTGCCTTAGGGCGATCTGGAGTCTCTGACCCCTTAAACATAGACACTGCTATCTTTTTACCCTTCAAAGCACTGGTAACTTGCCGATTGAGACCAACACCCATTCCGTCACAGTCCCAAGAAAAAAGATCAGCTTTGTATTGAACTGCATAGTCTGTTGCCCAATCACACCCTTCATTAATATCTCCATCAAACTTATTGGCACATTCCAGAATAACGCTTCCATGCCTAACTGCTATTCCTTTGGGATCCTCTCCTTTATCAGAAGGATCGTGAGCAACTACTATGGCCCCTCTTGGCGTAAACCCTAGTTTGACATGTGCGTCAACACAAGCATCAAACCATTCTGCATACACTAGGGCATTTTCAACAGAGTCATTAAAAGCACCTTCCCACACGTGATCATACAAAGCCCTTGGTAATAACCTAAAATCTAATTGGCGTTCTTGCTCGAGGGACTCTGGAAACCAAGGGTTATCCCTATAATTTATCTTCACTATATAGTGCATATCATCTTCATAGAATCCATTTTTATTTATTTCATCAATATATGGTACTATGAAGCGTTGTGAGAACGGATCCATTTCACTCATAGGATTAGCAGATATCCACAATTCAGAGTCTGTTTCACGAAGAGTTGGGGTCAAGATTTTCAAACTATCACTTGAAATAAACTGACCCTCTTCTAACCAAAAGTACTTAAAGCCAAACATTGATTTAATAGCATCAATGGATCTTGCTAGACCTTTAAATCTAAAGCCCCCTCCATTAGTATGCCGAATGCGGTTATTCTTAAAATTAAAGTTGTTAAGTCCAAGGGCGTTAATTCGAGTCTTCAACAGTGAAAAAACGCTATCCTCAAGGCTATTTTGATACTCCCTCAGACAACCAACCAGGGCTTCTTCAGTCTGCACTTTCATAGACAACAAGTTAGCAATCGTCATAGACTTAGCACCACCACGCCCACCAAACGCTACTTTGTAACGCTTCTTCTTCATAACAAAGGGCATCAACTTTCGTGGTACCTGCAACTGTCCAGTAGCCATACCAAAGAGACCTATTCTTCCACTTCCGGATTATTCGAAAAGTCCGGCACAGAATTTCCGCTTGGGTCAACGACGGTGATTTCCCACTTAGTAATTCTTCTTGTCCCTTCGTCATCTTCAGGCTGTCTAGCGGCCTTAACTTTCAATGATGTCAATACTTCAGCCATTGATTTTAAATAGCGCGGACTATCTTGATGAGTAGGCACTAGTGAGGAAACAATACTAATTGCTTTGTGAACAATAAGAGTTTCGAGCTCTATGTATTCAGTTGTAAGAAACCGTTCTTTGAGGAGCTCAAAGGCCTCAGTTTGGGAGTACGTATTATCTCGCAGTCTATCTATAAGTTCATCAAACGACTGTACGTCTTCCAAAGAAATTTCTTTGAGACCGGTTAAGTTCAGAGGCTTCCAAGCTTTAGCACAGTGGTTTAACAATGAAAGAGAGATACCTGTTTCTCCAGCAATCTGTTCCAGGGAAGCTCCTAGAACTTCATGCTTGAATTTGAGTATCTCCCAATTTATATCCTGTGTATCCAGCATAACTCTCCTCTTCGCTATATATCGTTCTTTTAAGTCATAATTCATTATATCATAGTTTAACGCCTTTGTACACAACTATATTGGCTGGACTCAGCATTTGTTGGGATTGCTCGGTAGTGCTGGGTTTAAGGTATTAAGAGAAGTGCCGGGGGCCTTTTTATTACTCGATATGTTCCGTGGCCCGCATTTGGCAAGGCTGGACTGTGTATTGATAGGAAAAGTCCGGGAGCCGTTTTTATTACTCGCTATGCTTCGCGACCTATGTTTGGTAACGCTGGATTGTGTATTTATAGGAAAAGTCCGGGGGCTGTTTTTACCACACGCTATGCTCCGCGACCTGTTGGGTTGTATTTATCATTGTAATGATCAGGCCCGCTGGGGGGCCCCCCGGCCAGCCTCAATGAGCCGGACTCAGTCGTCAAGCAGGTCCTCGGCCGCTGGACCGGACTCAGTCGTCAAGCTGGTCCTCGGCTGGTCCTCGGCCGCTGAATCAGATTCATTAGTCGAGCGGGACTCAGATGCCGAGCCAGACTCGGTTGATGAATCGGATTCACTATTCGGGATGGATCCCATTCCCTGAATCGGATTCACTATTCGGGATGGATCCCATTCCCTGAATCGGATTCACTATTCGGGATGGGTCCCATTCCCTGAATCGGATTCACTATTCGGGATGGATCCCATTCCCTGAATCGGATTCACTATTCGGGATGGATCCCATTCCCTGAATCGGATTCACTATTCGGGATGGATCCCATTCCCTGAATCGGATTCACCACCCAGGAATCATAACCCCTTGATTTTATTAGCTTTTTCTTGGTTCAAAATTCTGAACTTCTAACTACTTGATTTTATTATATATTTTAAAATGGGTTCATAATTTTGAACTTTGAGTTTTTTCATAAGCCCTTGATTTTATTATATATTATCACTTTTTGAAAAAAGGTGGTTCAAAATTTTGAACTTTTGAGTCTATTGATAATGAATACTAATAAGACACAGGCCTAAGTACTTGATTTTATTAGCAATTATTTTTTAAATTATTTCTAAAAAATTTAAAAAGTGGCACAAAAACTGCATATATATAATATAGAACAAATTGATATTTAACCTGTTAAAAAAAAAAAAAAGGAGACCATCATGAAAAAAACTGAAAAAGAATTACTGGAAAAAATTGACGAGCTCGAAGCCAAGATCATCGTCCTTCAGGAACAACTGGAAAAGTCAGACAAGTCGAGCAACCGGAAATTCCAAGTCCTTGAACTTTTGAAAAAGTCCAAAACGATATCAATTATCGATATCGCCAAGGCCCTTGAAATTTCAACGAAAAACGTGTCCAGCCAGTTAACTTACCTCCGGTCTGATGGCTACAAAATTTGTACCGACCAGAATGGCCGGAAATTCCTGATCGAAGAGGCCACGGAAATTCCTGGGGCCACGGAAATTCCTGGGGCCCCGGAAATTCTCGACACCACGGAAATTCCGGAAATTCCTGAAATCCAAGAATAATCCAGCCAGTCCGAAAAGGCGCTGACTCCAGAAATGGGGCCAGCGCTTTTTTTTTCCTTTTCCAAGGGGACCCGTCAACTCTGGCCGGGTTCCCAGCACCGCATCTCAATTCTTCCCAGCCAAAAAGCTAACCGGATTTAATGCTTTGGTTTCCGCCAGTCTTAATGCTTTACATCCAGCGCCACTTCCCCGGCATGTACATGCAAATTCTAATCCATTTAAATGCTTTGGTTTTAATGCTTCACTTCCCATCAGCCTTAATGCTTTACATCCAGCATAACATCCCCAAGCATGTACATGCAAATTCTAATCCATTTAAATGCTTTGGTTTCCACTCTTCCAAGGAAATGACCGGGCATGGAGATGACCAGCCTCGCTAGTTGTTCCGTCATTTTATAAAAAAGTGTAATCATTTCAATACTTTAGCTTAATATTATTATGATATAATTCTATATAAAATAGAATATAATAATACAGGATATATATATATTCTATAAAATAAGTTTGAAAAAAGGCCTCGTTTTCCATTTTCCATCTTTTGATCCGGTACCCAGCCCATAACGTATTGATTTTATTATATATTTTAACGTCCGGGTCGCCCAGCTCCTAAGATGATCACGGCACTTTTTCATACTAAATTTCCCCCGCCACAGATGTAGCGTAACGTATTGAATTTATTACGTTTTTAGACCTTGTCGAACGCGCGTTCAAGATGGAGAATTTTCGTACACTATCGTTACCATGTTTTGGACCGCTTTTTAAACCGTCTTCGTTAAATGAATCCCACTCATTTACCATGCTCCATTATGACGAGCCTCGAAGACACGTAAAGAATCAAACTGCACAAGTAAAGGCCTTTTTCATGACGAATGTCATTTTATTTTCTGAAATTTGACCATTTTACCGGCTTTTCTCTTCTTTTGGTATCGTCCAGTTCCTCTCTAATTTCTACTCATATATGTTGGTCCTCCCTTCTCTTTTCCTCCGATATAAAAGCTGGTCCAGCATTATTTTACGAGCCTGGTAAAATATTCGTTTACATTTATGTTAAAATATGTTACAATTATAACATCAAGTAAAAGCAGTATCACCAACAACAAGTATAGCAGAAAGGACCAACATGTATGAGCAAAAACGGATGACCCCCGTAGAACAAGACTTAGTACTTAAGCTGTATAAGGCACACTATACAGCTAAAGAAATTGCCCCGTTATTGAACTATAGTTATGCTACAATACAGAACATGTTTAGAGGGTTTATATTATCTGGTGTTACTAAATATAACAGGATATCTTTGATACCAAGCGGGGACATAGATGACAACCAACGTAGCAAACTCCTTTCCTGATAAGTTGACAGTCATTGAACAAATAAAACAAAACTTTCCCAAAGAGCTTTTAACAAAGAATATTTGGCTGGCTTACTATTACAGACAAAACACAGACGGGACATACTCTAAACCCCCATGCTCAAACAAGGGATACTCCGTACAGAACAACAGCCCCGGAGTCAGCTTCGAGCAGGCTTGTTTAGACGGTTATCCTGGAATTAAGATGTCTGTAGCACACAACCTCGTTGCGTTCGACGTAGATGATAAAGAAGCTAAGACTGGAAAACGCCAATTCAATCCAGACATAATGTCAAACGAATTCAAGGCTTTTTTGGCAGCGACTTCTACGTACACAGAACTATCCCCATCCAAGTGTGGACTAAGAATTCTAGTGTATTGTGAAGACAAATCAGGACTTCCAGGAAGAACGAACCTGTCGAATAAACACTGTATAGGTGGAGAGCTATACATATCCTCAGGGTATGTGACCATAACCGGGAACTCACTATCCACGAACAGTACAATCAACAGCATTACGAAAGACCAATTACTTCCTTGGTACAGTAATAAAACCAGCATTAAAAAAGCAGACCAAAATACACACACCTCTGCCCCAGTAAAGCAAGCTGTGGATCTACCCTCTAATACCCAGTTTTTACAAGCCCTTAGGCTGTGTAAGCTGGATAAAAATGACCGTGTAAAGAAAGCGTATGAATCAGTTGTTGGTCAAGCGTACTCTCATTATGACTTTTGGATAAAGATTATGTCGGCCTCACATAACTATGCAACCATGTCAGGCCAACAGAACGATGTATTAACAGCCATCTTGTCATGGTCTCAGGAAGACAAAGAGGCTTATGAAAGTGATGAAGACGTCATTAAACATTGGGAATCCCTGTCAGCGTCGCTAGATGGTATAACATATCATACATTGTTCAAGTTTGCTAGGCTCTTGAAGTTTAAGTGGCCTCAGGAAGCCTTTGATAAAGATGGGCATGCTACGGGAAAACCACTCATAAACTCTTATGAAAACTTTGAGTACTTGATGCACTACTATTCTGTGTCCTTCTGCAGGGACATATTCAATGGGTGCATTTATGTTACTGCCGATGAAGATGCATTGAGCCGCTACTTCATGGACTTTGAGGACAAACACACCTTCTTTGGGATGGTTGGTCCTTTTGGTATTGAAGATATAAAAGGCATAACTTGGCAAATAGCTCAGAACAACCACTATGTAAATGTAACGTATTCCACTATTTCTCCACTTATAAAGCACTTCCTGTCCCGCAACACAAGAACAATGAACATGATGAAGTTGTGGTTGGAAACGGATCCTGCTGAACTTCCCAAAGACATGCAAGAACCTGGTACGGATATAAGTAAGTCAACGCTGGAGTACCTCCTGTCATGTATTACATTCAATCCGCTCCAGGAAAAATCGTTGATTGACAAGTACTTTGAAACCTTCTTCTTTGAGATGGTGATGCCTATCTATAATCCGCACCGGCTGTACTCTCAACGAAGTTTCATGTTGGTCTTGACTGGCCCTGAGAACTGCAGAAAAACTACCTTCTTCACCATGCTGTTTCCGCCGAGCCTAAGAAGACAGTTTGTTACCAACTCGACTGAGACTCTTGGAGGAGCGAAGTCGATACGGGACTTTAGTACCTCTTTGGTAACGTCTGCTCTGGTTGTCACTGATGAATTTGAGATATTCTACAATCAGAAAAACGACTCTCTGTTCAAGACCTATGTAACCAGTGATGTGATAGACTATGTACCGATCTATGAAAAAACCATGCGGAAAGAGTATAAAAATGCGGTATTGGCTGGCACAACCAATAAACGATCACTTGCGTTTGAACAGGATAGCAATCGCCGGCTTGCGATGATTGATGTCAGGTATATTGATACATCCAAAATGGAGTGTATAAACTGGCACCACTTTTATAGAACTTTCATTGAGCTCGGTAAAGCACATATGGCTAAAGGCAAGCATCCTTGGAAGTTATCCAAAGAAGTTATAGCCATGCAATATGAATACAATGAGCACTTCCGCGCTCAATCTAATGTAGAAATAATATTCACTGAAATTTTTGACTTTGGAATGTTGTCACACAAAGAAATTGTTAGGTATGACACTTCCCAGGGAATGAACAACCCCCACCTGTATAAACTGAATGACATCTTAGGCACGGTAAAGCAGCGGTACCCCGAAGTTCAGCTAAGACCTGCAGAAACAAAACACCTGTTGAAGAGGCTGTGTGGAAGGTACACGCATACCACAAACTTAATGAAGCAGTTGCAGTATGTTAAGGGGACCATTGAGAACGGAATTGTGGTGCAAGGACAGTATACCAGATATGTTATGCCCCCAATATTGTCTGATTTTGAAATGTAACTATTTGAAGTTTTAAGTACTTCGCGCGTTTACATTTGGTGTAATTTGTGATATAATATAATATACATGATTGAATAGAGTCTAAATTACATTAACCAACAAGGAGGAACGCAAATGATGGCCACAGACATTAATGACTTAATCAACCGTAAAGCAGATTTAAAAGCAGACTTACGAGATGTAGAAAAAGAGCTGAGGCGTTTGTTTGAGAGACTGTCGGAACCAGTACTTATTGCAATTGGACAGGGCCTCGTTAGACCGACTATACCAATGCCTAATGAGTTTTATGTGTATTGCAGAAATATGGCCGAAAATCATTAAAGGAGGGTGTCATGAGCTACACAGTGATAAACTTCAAAACCAAGAAAGCTTTGAAGGAAGCAGTTGCGTCTGGAGAACAAGTTCTGTGCTACCAACCAAGACTAGGACCCAATCTCAGCAGTTATACTGGGACTATTTTTTTGGAAGGCCCGCACTACCCACAAGCACACAAATGGTATGCATGTGCGGAACTGGTAGATGGGATGGTTGTTAAAGTAAGTTAACCTGCAAAACGGAGAAAACGACATGAAATCAGCAAAAGACTTTGAAGTGGAGATACCTTTTCCAAGGGGGCTGAAAGGGAGCCTCGTTATGACAAACAGCGATTCAGACAACATACTGGTTGCAGCATTTGACAACGACAGCGCAATGCTTGGCCTTGTGAAAGCTTTCACGACTTTGGATGACGCCAAGAAAGATGTCGAAGACAAGCTGGCATTAATGCGAAAAGCCTTAAGTCTTCATGAAAACTTCGTCATATGCAACCCGCCTTTCACCGAGGAACCTGAAATTAACGCTAAATTCTTTTGGTACAGCTACCCTTTGCCAAACGGCATGTTGACAACCACGTGCTGCAGTATCCCAATGCTAAAAACACCCGAAATGAAATGGTTTGAATGCACACATGTGACATTCTTGATGAGACAAACTTATCATTTCAGGATGATCGGTAAGAAGCTGTTCTGCAGTCCCAAAAAACTTAATAAAATGGAGGTGATATGAAAGTTGTCCTGATATGTAACGATGACAGTGTGCGGGTGACGTATAACCCTAAGTACTATGCAGCCCCCCGTAAATTACCGATACATCCCTGTGATGTTGTAGAAATGACCGAGATAATACTAACTGGAAGTAACCATGAAAACCTGGAGGCCCATGAAAAAACAAATTTTTAAAGTAAATCGGCAAAGGGCATTATCAGTAAAAACGATGACTGAAATCGCGAGAAAAGTATGTGATAAGCACGACAGATATACATCTATTACAGTTGAAACAAACGCCTATCATACAGGGACATTAAGAATAGTGTATTCGTTGTATATTGATGGGCGGGGATTTTTAGCGTTCCAGACAGACTTAAATAAACTGTATGACACAATTGAGGAATGCATGAATGCTGAAACGCCTGTACAAAGTGAAACTTAACTGGTATGGCGAGCTACACACCTTCTTTAAACACGGAAGTTCTGTAGCTCATGCTAAGCGCTTAGCAATACTCGCATTCTCCAAGAAAGCTGACTTGGAATTCGGGTATTGCTATTCCTATTTTAACAATGAGCTTGACTCATGTGATGTAAGGATAATATGATGCAAACTAAAATTGATTCTACAATAAACAAAGCTTTGCGTGCCATGGAAGAAGCCAGAGAAGATATAGAAACTGAAGGATGTGAACTCGAGGCCGTTGGCTATTTAAGAACAGCCAGATCTTGCATAGGGCATGCAATAAGACTAATCAAAGAGGAATATGGAGACTAATATGAAATGCTTCTATCATAAAAGTGACTTAGACGGGCTGTGTTCAGCAGCGATTGTCAAACAACGCTTCCCTTATTGTGATATGCTGGGAGTTGACTATAATGACTCTTTAATGAAGTATGCTGTAAAGAAAGAAGAGAGGATTATTGTTGTTGATTTTTCATTTGAGCCAGAAGAAATGCTTTGGCTTCATAGCATGTGCCGTTTAACTTGGATCGATCATCATAAGTCGAGTATCAAAAATGTCCATAAAACCATACCCGGAGTACGAAAAACAGGAACAGCAGCCTGTGAATTAGCTTGGGCATACTATAATAAGCAAAAGCCCGTTCCTGAGGGTGTAGCATTGCTTGGAAAGTATGATGTATGGAACCATACAGATCCCCGAGTACTGCCTTTCCAGTATGGTATTAGAGCAATTAATAAAACTTTGCCACATTCACGCATCTGGGGAACAATTTTAGGTGAGGACACTAGATATATTGAGGCAATTTGTAGAAACGGTGTAGCAATTTACAAGTATCAACAAAAACAGAATGAGGAATATGCTAAAAGCATGGCGTATGCAACAGATTTTGAGGAATATAAAGCCATTGTAATAAATGGGGCTCTTATGAATTCTTTAATATTTGACAGCGTTTACAATGCTGAGCGGCATGATATAATGATTTTGTTCAGTGTAACAAAGAATGGCTTCAAATACTCCCTTTATTCTAAAAACCCCAATATTGACGTGTCTAAAATTGCTGAAGCTTATGGCGGAGGGGGACATGAGCATGCGGCAGGATTCCAATCAAATGACTTGTTAGTTTGAGACTTTTATCAATAAAGACTATAAAAGTATTAATTGTTAACTTTTAGCCTTTCAAAACGACCACGAAAGGCTAAAATTTAAGAGTTAATATAAGGATATATGTTTTTCATGAACGGTCGATAACGACAAAACAGGCTGATTTCAGCCCATCAAAACGAAAGGAAAAAGTATGGCGGAACACTCATCTTACAGCCCTTCCCGATTGGAACGCATCATTGGATGCCCCAAATCGGTAAGCCTCATAAGTACACTGTATGAGGAAAAAGTGATAATACCTAAACCTGCAAGTGTATATGCAGAAGCCGGCACCCTGGCACATTCGGTTATGGAGAGATATTATGTGAACGGCCCCGGCCCGCGGAATGAATCAGCCCTTAAAATGGTAGAAAGCGAGGCTGCAGCACTGGTAAAAGACTGCGCAGACTATGCAGATAGTATTTTTGCTGGCATAGGCCACAAAAACTACATGTATAAGTCTGAGCACAAAGTTTCACTGAAAGAGTGGGGATTGCCTGAAGTATGGGGAACTCTTGACTATTCAATCAAGGACTTCATACGAGAAGAAGTTCACATAATGGATTGGAAGTTTGGGCAAGGGGTATATGTTAGCCCATTCAGGAACCCGCAATTACTGGCTTATGCTGCAGGAGAAATTTCCCAACCAACAAATTTTAAAAAAGCAATTATCCACGTGGTACAGCCAGCCATTGATAACTTCAGCATGTATGAAATATCAATAGATGAGCTCTACACTTGGGTCCACTCAGAACTCGCCATTGCTATTGGTAAATGTATGTCGGGGCAGAGTGAATTCAACCCAACTGTTGAAACTTGTAGATGGTGTGAGGCTAAAAACCACTGTGCAGCTTCAATAGGTTTAGCAAACGAAATAGCGGGCAAACTGTTTTATGCCAAAGAAACCCTTGCATCTGTTCCTTCTACAAATGATCTTATCCAGCTACTTAAATTGGCTCCTTTGGTAGAGAGTGCAATCAGCGCCATCGTGAAATATTTAACGGATGAACTGCAACTTGGAAGAAACGTAGCTGGCGTCAAGTTAGTCGAGGGCCGCTCTAATAGGAAATGGGTGGACGAAGATAAAACAGTTAAATGGCTCAGTGAAAACACAGAAATTGAGGATCTGTTTGAGTCTAAATTGAAGTCACCATCTAAAATAGAGACAGAAGCCAGAGAATTAAAAAAGAATAAAGAATTCATGAACTTGTTTCATAACCCACCAGGTAAAGTCACCCTAGCTTTTGAGGATGACAAGCGTGCAGCAATTGCACCAAAATCAGACGCTACTGAAGTTTTTAAAAATGTTCAGCACTTGGACATATTGGAATAAAATTGGATATACTTAGCTCAAAATTGGTATAATGTGTGTACTTTTGGTTTAGAACACGATATATTATATTTAAATGACAGTTAACCAATAATAATTTTGAAAGGAGTTTTACCATGGCAATGAGAGACGAGATCTATAAGGCTATTATGAAGGGTGGAGCGACGAAAGAGTCACTGCTTACACTCACCGGGACCACAGAAAAAGGACTGGCGTCCCAGTTTACGTACCTTCGCATGACCGGAAAATGCCCACAGAAACAGGAAGACGGAACTTTCAAGATCATTTCGGCTGATGAGTGGGAAGCTACGCGTGGCACTGCCGGCACCAAGAGTGATGCGGCTCTTTCCCCGGCTGACAAAGAGAAAAAGGCTGCTAAACGAGCTGAAAGAGCACAGTCTGCGTATGACAACGCCAGCAAAAAGCTGGAAGCTTCTCCTGAAGATGTTCTTACCAAACTGAAGTTCACCAAAGCTGAAGCTGAACTTAAGATCGCGGAAATTGAACTGGGCATGGCCGAAACTTTGGCTGCTGAAGCCCCTGATGCTGAAGTTCCCGGTGACGGACCTTTCAATGAAGGAATTGAAGGTCTCGATGAAGGTGAAGACTTTGAGGACCTTGATGACGACGATCTCAACTAAAATCAGCATACCTGTAATTAATTAGGTATAAACTAAATAGGGCTGTGGATGCATAGCCCTATTTTTATATCTGGAGGAAATAATGGCCAAAACGACAACTAAAGACAAGTTTTCCAGAGAAAAACAGTGGGAAGATTTCTCCACTAAAGTAATGGACCACATTAAAAACTATACAATTGCTCAATATGGCAACTCTGACGTTGATCAAATAGATGGTTTTTCTGTTGATGACTGTTGGAAAAATGTGGAACGGTATTTTAACCGCAGACATTCAAATGTGCGCGGTAAAGTGGAACAAAAAAGAGACATTTTAAAGATAGCACACTATATGTGCTTCATTTATGATAAAATGGGGGCCCTATGATACAAAGCTATCGAAGTATGGAAGTGACCACAAACTGGGCCACTCCGAATCCTGGAGTAGAAGTCCAAGCAGCCATGGACATGACAATGAAACGCTCTGTTGACAGGCGTAAACCAGTTTCAGCTAAGTCCTTAAGATTCCTTTTTAGCGCGGAGCATACTGAAGTGGTTGAGCACGCCATTATAAGTTTCACGTTTGAAAACATTTCCAGGTCTCTTCTGGCACAAGTAACCCGCCAAAGACTCGCGTCCAAGACTTCTGCGAGCCAGCATTATCAAAACTATTCAGCATACAAAGAAATGGTAAGTCAAGACATTAGTGTTACTCAACTTGGTATAATGGTCGAACTCTTTAGAACTTCAGACGAAGCATACACGAACCTGATAAACGATGGTATGCCAAAAGAAGAGGCCCGTCAGGTGCTGACAAATGCAAAAGCTGTGAATTTGATGTACACCACGAATGCTTCAGCATTGTATGTGATGTTCAGGAAACGAAGCTGCTTAAGAAATGTTGAAGAAATGCTGATACTCATGTATAAGATGTGGGTGGAAGTGCAAAAGTGGTGGCCTGAGTATGCTGATATTCTTGGACCTCCATGCTATCTGGGTAAGTGCAATCAAGGGTATATGGGGTGTGGCAAAGTTTGGCAACATTTCAGGAGTAGATGAATGAAAAGAAGGAGTAGATGAATGAAAAGAAGTAGCAAAGACCACGTATATATGCAAATGGCTATAGACATAAGTAAGCGGTCTACCTGTCTTGATAAACAAGTGGGCTGTATAATTACTGATAGCAACAATTTCATCATATCGTCTGGGTACAACGGGGCGCCAAGAGGAATAGTACACTGTACAGAGTGTGGAGTATGCCTAAAGGCCACATTCAATAAAGAGAATAAGTGTGTGTCTGCTCATGCCGAACAAAACGCGTTGATTCAATGTACTAAACCCCTTGAGATTGATACAATTTATTGTACATTGAGCCCATGTATAGTGTGTATAAGAATGATAATGAATACATCATGCAGAAGAATTGTGTTTCATTCAGCACACAAATACCCAGAACCTTATGAACTGTGGGAAGGGGAGTGGATACAGCTATGATTTCGCAAGAAGCATTTGATGTGATACAGGATTACCATAGTGCTATGGGTTATACAGCACAAGAGATGACACGTGAAGAAAAACTGCTCAATGCCAGAAATTTTTCTCTTGCCCTGTTCATGGAAGTATCAGAGATAGTTGATAGTTTTCCGTGGAAGCCATGGAGAAAAACGGAAGACCAAACGTGTAATATAGACAACCTTGTAGATGAAGTCGTGGACTGTTTGTTTTTCTTGAACGGGATCTGCGAGATATTCGAGATTGATTATGAAACTCTGGCAAACGCATTTGAAAACAAAATGTCTGAGAATTATAATAGAATAGCCCGTGGATATTCCAAAATAAACAAAACAGAGGGGAGGTGATATGCCAGAAAGACGTGTAACAATATCATATGGCCGCACGTACCAGTCGGCGCCATATGAAAGTATCAGACTGGATGTATCTCTATCAAAAGATATTGCTGATGATGCGAATCTTAAAGATGAGATTGACAAAACTGTAAATGGACTCAAAATTTACATCAAAAACAAAGCCAAAGAAATCATACAAAACAACGAATAGGAGATCAAAATGATAACACCATTAGTAAGATTTTCGTACCTGAGAGTATTCGAAGCAAGAGCCAACCAGTCAGGACAACTTAAATTTTCTGCATCCTTGTTGATTCCGAAATCAGATACTACTGGCATAGCTGGACTTCAAGCAGCTATTGATGCTGCAATTCAAAAGGGTATTGACACTAACAAATTCACGAAAGCCCAGATTAAAAGCTTGAGGGTTCCACTCAGAGATGGAGACGAAGAATTTGAAGCTGGAAATCGTGGGCCTGAGTATAAGGGACATTTTTTCTTTAATGCATCATCTGACAACCGCCCTGGGGTAGTTAAAGCCCAGAAAGGTTCAGCTCCTGTGCCCATATTTGATGAAAATGAATTTTACAGTGGGTGCTATGGTCGTGCGGATGTAAATTTTTTCCCTTACAATCAAGTCGGCAATCGTGGAGTGGGAGTTGGCCTCAATAATATTATGATGGTGAAAGAAGGCGATAGACTTGATGGTCGTATGAAAGCAGAAGATGCTTTTGCATCATTCACCAATGAGGAAGACTCAACCGACTTTGAAGATGACATCCCTTTTTAAGTGAGGCTGATATAAAATTATAATGCCTTTCCTCCCATGGCATACAGTACTGGACTGTATAAGCCATCAAATCTGACCAAAAGTTGAGGGGCGCATCAAATATGCACAAATGCATGTGAGCAGTGGCTCAAAAAGTCGCCCCCTCAACTACACAAGGATCCTTATGAAAATAGACATCGACTTTGAAACCAGAAGTAGTGTGGATCTTACAACACGTGGTATGCATAACTATATTTATAGCCCTGATGCTGGTATAATTTGTATGGCCTACAAGATTGAAGAAGACCCTGTACAACTATGGCATCCTGGAATGCCTAAACCTGAGTTCATGGATAACATTAAAGAGCACACGTTATATGCCTTTAATGCTAAATTTGACTATTTCGTATGGAATGTCCTAGGCAGCAAGAATGGGTTTCCAAAAACTGACTTAAATAATTGGATAGACGTCATGGCCCTATGTGGCCGGTACACTTTTCACCAGTCGTTAGCTGAAGCTGGAAACGACTTAGCTACACTTGTCAAAAAGAATAAGCGTGGGTCTTACTTGATGAAGTTGATATGCATGCCTCCTTACAAATATTCAAGGGAGGACATGATAGAGTTCTATGAATACTGTAAAACAGACGTTGAAACTATGCATGAGATCAAGAGTAAACTTCCAGCTGATGTTCTTTCTCCCTTGGAACAGAAAGCTTGGATACTTACTGCAAAGATAAATAATACCGGAGTTCCAATAGATATAAAGGCGGTTAAACAAATTCTTAATGTAACCAACGCTTACAAAGAAGAGATGAGCAAAATGCTGCCATCTTTAACAGGGGGTAAGGTTACAAAACCGACTCAGAGCAAAAGGATTGTAGACTGGCTGAAAAGCAAAGGAGTCATAACACCAAATTTACAGGCAGAGACTGTGACTAAGCTTCTGAGTAGATTGGATCTGCAACCAAATGTTAGAACGGTATTGCAGTTAAGGCAAGAACTCGGAAAATCGTCAACAGCTAAGTACTTAAAATTGTCAGAACTATGCTATAAGAATCGAATCTATGATAATCTACGGTATTATGGTGCTGGAACAGGCAGATGGTCTGGAATGGGATTTCAGTTACATAATCTGCCGAGGTCAAAAGTAAAAGATGCAAGTCCTATTATAGATAAATTCTATGATCTCACCATCATAGAAGACAATCCTATAAATGCAGCTAAATCCATAATTCGAGGAATGATTTGTGCACCAGAAGGATGGAAAATATGCGCTGCTGACTTTGCGTCGATTGAGTATATCAGTCTTATGTGGGTTGTTAAAGACCAAGAGGCGGTTACTAAATTTGCCAATCTTGTTGACCAGTATGTTGATATGGCATCATTTCTATACAAGAAACCGAGTCAAGAAATAAGTGATAGTGAAAGGTATTTTGGTAAGCAGTTAATACTGGGGTGTGGGTATGGCCTCGGAGGAGTAGGGTTTCAAGCGTATGCAGAAGCCAGAGATCTAAATGTCTCAACAGAAGAAGCTATATGGGCGGTAGACACTTTCAGAGAAAAGTATAACAAAGTTGTTAAATTCTGGTACGCCTGTAAAACTGCAGCAATGAATGCTGTTAGTCATCCAGGAATAGAGTTCAAAGTACATAATTGCAAGTTCAAACTCGTAAAAGACCGGACTAAAACGATTTGGTTGAAGTTAACAATTCCCTCTGGTAGAGCCTTGTATTATAATTCTCCTTTAATTAGGGACGGTAAATACGGAAATGAAGTTTCTGCAATGGGTATTAATCCTTATACTAAAAAATGGGACCGATTAAGCATTATACCTGGAAGATTTGCAGAAAATATAATACAAGCGACTGCAAGAGATTTTCTATTACATGGCAAAATCAAACTTCATGAAGCGGGGTATAAATTGATTGGGTCAGTTCATGATGAAGTAATTGCAGAAGTACCTGATGGAGTTGATTGTTTAGATGACTTTTGTAAGATCATGTGTACTAATCCAGCTTGGGCTCTTGATATACCATTGAGAGCAGAAGGTATGCTGGAAAAACGTTACCGTAAAATATAGGAGGTGTAATGAAAGAGAAAACAATAGAAGTTCGTTTGGTTAATGGCGTTAAAAAATTAGGGGGAAAAGCCTACAAATTCACTTCCCCAAGCAACCGGTCTGTTCCTGATAGGCTGTGCATATTTCCGGGTGGAAAGATGGTATTCGTTGAAGTCAAAGCCCCTGGTAAAAAGCCTACACCTTTGCAAGAATTGACTATTGAAAATCTGCGTAAAATGGGAGCAGAAGTTCTTGTTATGGATTCTATAGATGGCGTAAATAGTTTTTTGGAGCTGATGGAAAAGGAGGACTAATGGCTGGCACAATCGAAAATGACTATGAGTTAAATAGTAACTCAGCTATGGCAGCACTAACAAGGGTTTCATTATTAAG